AAGATCAAACCAGTAGGTCCGTTCATTGGTTGAACACCTGCTAGGTCATAAGCGACCAAGTTAGGCATTGCACGACGGATAAGGCTGATTAGCACAGGATCGAAATTATCGATACTTGATCCAGTACTATTTGTTGGGCCTTCAGAAAGAAACTCACGCTCTTCCTTAATTGTTTTTTCTTGATTCTCCAAGAGAACTGCGGTTACCATTCGACGATGATTGTCTTTGATATCCCCCATACCTTCATGGTCTAGGAGTGGTGCCCACTTCTCTTGCAGTTGTTCAGCATTGAACGCTTGCATTTGATTTTTCCTCTAAAAATTAAGTTTTAGTTTGATTTTATGATCTAAATAATCACTTTTTCGAGACTCTATCCAAAGTCTGAAGATAGCTTTCCATCAGCCCAGATACTTGAGGGCGAGGATCCTCGCTAGTACCTTCAGAAATAGTTTCTGAATGGTCTCTTGGAGTACCAGGATTAGCTGGGAAATATGATTCCCTCAGTGTACCAAGTTTCTCCCTATAGTTCTCTTCACTATCAAACTCAACATTTTCAGCAAGAGAAGCGAGTTTTTCCTTTTGTGAAAGTGCTAGACCTTCGGATACGTCTGCTAAGATTACATCTGCTGCAGATTCTGCCAATCTCTTATTAAGAGCAATATTCTTATTAATTTGCTCGTTGAGTTTATCTTCCATCTCATCTAGTTTCTCAACCATATTGTTGAGTACATCATATTTTTCTTCAGGGATTTGTACATAATGTTCTTCAAAAAGACCCTTCATTCCAGTAATGAATGATTCGGTCATTTCTGCTTTAAGTCCTGCTTCGATAGCGAGGGCATTTTCTTCGACCCACTCATCAGTTACATACTCAAGGTATGCGTCTGTTCTTTCAGTGAGTTCGCCTCTGATTTCAGCAACTTGCTCTACAACTTGCTCTTCGAACTGGACTTTAAGTTCTTCTTTGATTTCTGAAACTTTTGTTTTAATAGCAGTTTCAAAAATTGTCCGTGCTTTTTCTTGGAATTCTTCAGAAAGTTCTTCACCTTCAATAAGAGCATTGAGATCTTCCTCAACGTCAATCTTATCTTCAGCAACAACTTCTTCTTCCGTAGCCTCCTCTTCAGCAACCACTTCTCCTTCAGAAGTTTCTTCTTCAGATACAACCTCTTCATCAGTCGCATCTTCTTCAGATACAACCTGATCTTCAGGTAATTCTTCTTCTTCCTTCTTTAAAGTAGGCATTGCTTGATCGCCAGCGACGGCTTTCTTGTTAACAATGTCTTTAACTTGCTTGAGGGTTTTTCCAGGTGTGTTTAACTTAGCTGAATTGTCATCAACCTTGTAATTCTCTGGAGTTGGGCCGCCCAAATCTTCAACCTCTGCTTGGCCAGGAGTTGCAGCTCCTTGTGGGCCTTTATGCATTGGTTCGCCTGGTGCAGCATTTTTGTTTACTACGTTTTCCATTTCTTGTAATTCGTTACCAACGGACATGTTTATATTTGTAATATAAATCTGTATTTATTTATAGAACTTATAGATTTGATAAGAAATTGTTGAATAAATCCAACTTATGTTCTTCCAATCTACCCGTTCCTCCTAAGGAATTTATTTTATCCTTAATAGTTTGAGCATGTTGTTCACGGAGCATACCTCCTTCCCAAACCCACTCTTTTCCTTCCATGATTCCTGATACAAAAGCATCAGGTGCAGATGGATCTGCAACAATATCAGCAGCAGTTGCTAACATAAAGTCTTCACCAACTACTTTGCAACCAGTACGATCTTCTCTGATAGAACCAACTCCACGAGAAGAAACTCCAAGTGTTACACCTTCTGATATAAGAGATTTTGCAATCTTACCCATAGGTGTTTCAAGAAGTTGTGCCTTACCAACAAAGTTATTACCCCTTTGTTCAAGAGAAACAATCTTATGTGATACTCGGTCAAGGTTTACAGTTGGACCATCTGGATGTCCCAACTCACCAAGAGCACGACCTTTAGTTACAAAAGACTCATTGTATCTACCAACTTCTTTTGCAAGAGTTGATACAGGATACATTCTCCCATTACGATTTTTGAGATCTCCTTGTAGGAAAACTCCTTCAATATACATTTTCTTTTTAGCACCTTTTCCTTCGGTGATAAATTTAACGCTTGAAATTTCTTCAGTAATGAGTTTCATTTTCTTAATTTGTAAATCCTACTTTTGCTGCTCTAAATGCGGCTTTACCATAAATGTTGTAATCAGCTGGTTTTTCAATATATTCAGTAGCACCATTTGCTACAGTTATAGAACCAATCCCAGAAAATTTATTATCTCCTGCTGAATCAATCACATGTATTATATTTGCAGCACCAGAATCATTATAGACTCTAACTAAAGTTGCTTTACCGACAGTGGAACTATTTCCAATACCAGCAGCAATAACAACTTCTTGACTCAAAATGAGAGTATTGTTGGACATTATTCTTGATCCCCAGTAGTTTCTGCAGTTTCGGTCTCACCTTGCTGGTCGAAAACTGATAATGCTATTTCTGGTTTTAGTGCATCGATTTTTGTGGCAGCCTTAGCATATAAGGCATCCTTAATACCATCACTAATATCAGCAGCTGATTTATCAGTAGCAATCAAATTGACAATTTCTTCCATGAAAATAAATATAATCCTATTCTTTATTTATATCTCTGCCGTTTTGGTATCTTTTTGTAACTGTGCGTTAGTTACCCCACTATCAATTTCAGGATCCATTGGAATCTCACCTTCGGCTGGTAGAGGTTCTCCAGTTATAGGATCTATAGCAGCAGGATCAGGTATAATACCATCTTTGATTTCATTTTCGATTTGTTCATCCTGCTCAATTATTTCACTATCAGTTTGACGTAAAACATTTTTTCTAACCCATTGACTAGAATAATACTTTCCAATATAAGGTTCGATTGTAGCAAGAGTTCCCAATCTCTCATTCATCATTTCAGTTTCTTTTAGTTCAGCAAACTGATTATCATAAATGAAGTCGTATTGAATATGCTCACTAACTTCTTCCCAATCTTCAGGAGTTACAATATTTTTAAGAATCAATTGAGTCTTAAGCATATCTGTAAACATATGAGCAAAACGCTTTCTTAAACGTCCTACAAACTTAGAAAACTTAAGTTCATCTCTTAAGATTTCTGATGAACGTCCTAAATTAAATCCACCTTCATTGGCAATCCTAGATTCAGGAACTCCAAGAGATCTATAAAGTTTCTTTTGGAAATATTCAATATCAGAAAGTTCTCCAAGGTTTTGTCCACCAGGTAGAGTTGTGATTTCAGTTCCTCTACCACCTTCTCTTCTTGGTAACCAGAAATCTTCCATCATAGACATGAACTTACGATCATCTCTAACTTCACCAGTATCAGCATTATAGACAAGTTTATTTCTATAACGACTCATTACCTCTCTAAGATATTGCTCTGCTTTTATCTTGGGAAGATTACCAACATCAATGTAGAATATTCTTCTTTCTGGTGCTCTTGATAATCTGTAGATAACAAGACTATCCTCAATCATTCTAAGTTGATTAAGTGATTTGATTGCTTTATGAAGATATGAAAGAACAGTTCCTTTATTTCTATCTACTAAACCAGAAGTAACATAAGTGATCGAATCCTTTGCAATCTTTATTCCTTTATTGCCACCAGCTCCTGAAACCATCCCTGAAGGATAACTTGCTTTTGGAGTGTATAGAAAGTATTCCTCAATTTCAGGAGACATTACCTTCTGCTGATCATTAGGATTACCAGATTTCAAATTCATATAATCATTCTTATTTTTCTTCTCCTGTCTCACAAACCTCATTTTCATGGGGTCAATGTATCTAATCTCTTTTATCCCTTCTTCTGGTTTTTTAGTATCAATTGCCTTAAAATAGTACAATCTACCGTCTACATACCAGTTTCGAAGTATTTCATGCGATTTTTTATCAAAATCCATGATGTCTTTTATATTTCTAAACTCTTCTCTAATTACTTTTTTGAGTTTATCACTTGCATTTAAGTTAGATAACTCAATCTCAATAGGAGAATCATATAGATCGCTAACAATAGCTTCATTAATAATATCTTCGACAGCTGTATCGCATTCTGGATGCAATGCCATCTCCCGATATTTTCTTACCATGTCAAATTCACTTTTGTAGACACCTTCCATGTCTACATAAGCACCATAAAATCCACTACTTACATAATTATCAACCCCGTCCTCATTATTTTGAGGAACGGGGGATATTACAGAAGGGGATTTCTTTTCTTTTTCAATTGAGAAACCAAATAGTCTGGAACCAGCCATATTATAAATCCGTTAATCTGTGCTTTAGTTATTTAGTTGATATCGACACCACCAGATCCGTCAGCAGTTCCTGCTTGGGCCTGCCACCAGTGGACTTGCATTTCTACGGTAAAGTCTTCAACTGTATCTACAGTTTCATAGTTAAGATCTATGGTTGAAATATTTGTTGGCCAAATATCATAGAACCTGTAAGCTCTAAGTACTCCTCCATCACGATTCAACTGATAAACTGTAGCATCTTTCTGATAAGAGTCTGGATCAGTTCTACCTGTTCCATTTTCCATACTGTTGACTAATTGACTCCACTTTTCAAAAGCAGAACGAATCGTAAAATCTGTATCGTTGATAACTGTAATAGTCCATGTTTCAAATGTTCTATCTCCAGCAATCTTTAAAATACGACCTCTAAAAGGTACTTCGATTGGTGCCAGTGTTGAAGCAGGGAGGGCTGCTGCTTTCACTAAAAATCTAGATTTATCTAATAAATCACCTCCAGTATCAACTCCAGTGGGGAAGTTCAACTCAACCTCAAAGAGATTCGGCCTAGCACCACCACCTGTTAATCGACTTTTAAAACTCGTAATGGACTTAAATCCAGGTGAGTTTTTGCTTGCGTTTCTTGCCATTGTTTTTCTTTAAACCTCTATTAAACGTTACCAATAACTTCTTCAAAAGCAACACCAGTTCTTGTAGCAACAAAGGTTAGACCTATGAAGTTGATAGAACGTGCAGGCTTAATGTATATGTCTGCTATGAATTCATTGGCATCAATGACAGCAGCTGTGTTATTTGTTTCGTCACAAATAACAGCATAATCTTGAATACCTCTCTTCGCTTGAACATCACGTAGGAAAGGTTCAACAATATTTAGAAAATTACTTCTTGTAATCTCATCGTTGAATTCAAAGAGTTGATCTTTTGCTGCAGCAGAAATAGCATCTTCAAGATAGATGAATAATCTACGAACGTTGATTCTATCAAACGCCGATGCTTTAGCAAATCCAGTTTTATCACCGAACAGGATAATACCTGCACCAGGTGAGAATATTACTGGGTTAACTCTAGAAGTATAGAGGCGATCTCTCTGATCTTTGCTAGGACTATATGCAAGTTTAACTGCATTAAGAATTGTGCCTCTTGATGTTCCAGCAGGTGAGAACCATGGGAAGTTGTTAATATCATTTCTGGCACATGTACCAGCAATGTCTCCGTTTAATGGAATATATCTGAATGTATTTGCGAATCTATCAAACATAAACTTGTATCCACTATCGAATACAGCATATGATGATGAAGTTATAGGATTAAAGAAATTAATCACATTATCTGTGATTGTATCATCATCCAATACAGTTGCTACACCTTGAGTTGGATTATCACTAATCATTGCTGCTCTATAAGGAGAGATAAATGCGATAGCATCTTGTCTCTTTTCAGCAACTGCGATTAACTTAGTAGCTAATGCTCT